GAAGATGAAATTGGCGATTTATTATGCTTGATTGATATTGCAATAGAGCGTAAAATGTTAAACTTAGATAGGCTACATCAAGCAAAAGCAAATAAAAGAGAAAAATTAAAAACTTGGAGTAATATCCAATTTACATTGAATCCGGAAGATTAACTATGTTTGGCACTAACGAAATTATTGGCAAAAAGTATTTTAAAGATGCACCTGAGCGCAGTCTATTTGTAACCAGTATGTTCTTTACACTACAAGGAGAAGGACCCTACGCTGGTATGCCTGCGTTGTTTATCCGTTTGACCAAGTGTAACTTGGATTGCAGTTTTTGCGACACTTTCTTTGATGACGGTGAATGGATGACGTTTGCAGAATTGGAACGCAAAGCACACGAAACTATTACAGGCTTTTGGCTAGACAAAGGCAAGTCGGTTCCAGAGTGGGCAGTACCTGCAGTTGACAACGGTGATCCAAGAGACAGCCAACAGTATCCTAACATTGTGTTGGTAATGACTGGTGGTGAACCTTTGCTACAGGAAAACATTACAGAATGGATGCAGGAACAGTTAGCAAATTACAAAGCAGTTCAGGTTGAAAGCAACGGTGTGCCAGAGACAGAAGTGCCCGAAGGCGTGACCCTAGTATGTAGTCCCAAGTGCATTGAAAAGAATGGGCGTGCTATCAAGTATCTTGCACCAAGTAAGACTATCTTAGAACGTGCAGACTGTTTGAAGTTTGTGGTCAGTGCAGACCCAGAGTCGCCATACAGCACAGTTCCAGACTGGGCCATTGAGTGGAAGGCAAACAATCCCAACAAAGAAGTCTACTGTAGTCCTATGAATATCTACAACAGTTTTCCACAACGGATTAAATTACTACGTGCGGAAAAAGGCACAATCACAATGGCAGAGCGTAGTACTGTTGATGAAGTTATTAGTTTCTGGGAACCTGGACTGCTTAACTTAGCAGACAATCAACGCAATCACGAATACGTGGGTCAGTTCTGTATTGAGAACGGATTTAAACTTAACTTACAACAACACTTGTACGCAAGTTTGGCATAATGATTAAAAGTTTTTGGAAAACATGGCAGTATGCTATTGGTTCGTTTGATGACGAAACTACTCGACCTTATGACACAAGAGTTGCTGTAATTAGAACCTTTTGGGTTGTGCTACACATCACAACCTGCGTATTCATTATAGTGGGCAACGGCAGAACGCTGGGCTTTTGGTGATGATGGGTACCAGTTACGTAGGCAACAAATTACGAGGTTTGTCAATCAATGGCGACTTTGGTCTACAACATGTACAAAATTGGCGTCTTCTGCGTACTTGGTTGCCACGTAAATGCTTTTTAAGTGACAAACAACTTTGGTTACGCAAGGCCTACGTGGGTTATCATATTATTACTGGACCTGGGGAACCTGTTATCAACTATTACTGGCTATCACCAGAAGAATTTGTTGTTTGGCAATTAAAGCAATGACAGTATCAGATACTGCGGTAATAGACTTTCCAAAAGCCAACTACGGTCAGTATAACTACAGATATCGAGCGTCAGAAAAAGCAATAGAAATAGTTCATTGGTTACAGGCGCAGGGACTAACTGCTAACACAGACTTTACTTGGTATTTTGACATCAGTACTGAACGGATATTGATTCATTTTGCTCGCGGTTTTGAGCAATATGTGAGTTATACTGCTCTTAAATACAATAATGATAGATAGTGTTCAAAGACGAGCCCATGTTAATCGATATACTGACTCATACACCGAAGTTGTGCGTCAGCAGGAATTACATAGAAAACATGTTCAAGAGCAAGAACAGTTAAAAGCACAAAGACTGCATGTAGAACATTTAGATAAGATAAGAGACCGTGAAACAGAAAAAGGTAGATACGTTGACGTCAAAGTCTAACAGCGCAAAGGGACGAACCAGTTTTGATGCCAATGTTGCGGGCGAACTAATACCGTTTTTTAATCGCAATGTGTCAGAGTATCCCACTGAGGCCGGTGCACCAAAGTTTGAATTAATCGATGTCAAACAGCAAAAAGACATCATGATTAATGTTGCACGTCAACATGCCGAACAAGAATACAATCGCATAATGGATTTGGTTGCAGTACTACAGCGACAGGCCCAAGACATACGACGGCGACTAGATATTACCGACATGGTACATGGTGCTAAATACAGTTTCAAGCCAGTGCATGGGCACACATATTGGTTAGCACACGACACAATGAAACAACAAGTAATATTGGCAATGCATGGTCCAAATGACTGGACTGTGGGCGCACCCAGCTGGTATGAATATATAGCCAAGGTTAAATTCTTAGGTGACTACACTTGGCAAGAAGTTGAAGAGGACAACAATGGGACTGTTTGATAGATTTCGTAAACCTGAGCCTGTAAAGGCACAGCCAGAGCCTAAACAGAAAAAGAAGTCAAAAAAGGACTTAGCCACAGAACGGGGCGAGCCTTATGTGGAAATTATCAGTGTGGACATTGATCCAGACAATATAGGACAGGGTGCGTTTGAATTAGAATGGAATGACATTTTCCTTGCCAAACTTGTACGTGCAGGTTATGAAGGACGTACCGATGAGGACATTGTGGATCGCTGGTTTCAAGATGTTTGCCGTAATGTAGTTCTTGAAACTTATGAGCAGTACGAAGCAAATAATCCTAGGCCTGTCAATGGTGTACAGAAAAAAGACATAGGCGGCGGCAGAACTGAGGTAAGTTAATGCCTAGTGTGTTTGAAAAAAAATTCCAAATGGAATTTAATATTCCTCAAAAAAGTTGTAACACTGTTCAAGAGTATCTAGAAAAAAATGTAGGTCCTAGAACCTATCACTTACACAGTCAAATTGGTGGTAAAAACTGGGCTATAAAAAATAAATTTAGCCTAAATGTTGTTGTTTGTGTTGAAGATCCCGAACTGGCAACATTTATTACGTTAAAATACACATGATACTGTACGTAAACGGCAAGGCGGTAGAACCGAAGTTTCATAATTTATCAAAATACATTGACACATAATGGATAATATGCTATTATTATCCTTATGCGATATCTAATAGTTGACACTGCTAATACATTTTTCCGTGCCCGGCATGCGGCACATAGACAGGCTGATACTTGGGACCGACTGGGTTTTGCCATACACGTTACACTGGGTAGCGTTAACAAAGCCTGGCGAGATCAAAAGGCCAATCACGTAGTTTTTTGTTTAGAAGGGCGTAGTTGGCGCAAAGACTACTACGAACCTTACAAAAAGAACCGTCAGGTTGCTCGTGCTGCCTTAACTGAAGCAGAACAAGAAGAAGATAAACTGTTTTGGGAAACTTTTGACACACTGCAACAGTTCTTGCGTGAACAGACTAACTGTACCGTTCTGCAACACCCTGAACTTGAAGCAGATGATTTGATTGCAGGCTGGATACAAAATCACCCCAATGATGAGCACATTATTGTGTCCTCAGATTCGGACTTTCATCAACTGCTAAATACTAATGTCAAACAATACAATGGCATAGCAGACGAATTGCATACCATAGAGGGAATATTCGATAAACGGGGCAAACTTGTAATAGACAAGAAGACCAAAGAACCTAAAAAAATTCCAGACCCAAGTTGGATCTTATTTGAAAAATGTATGCGCGGTGATCCCACAGATAACATATTCAGTGCCTATCCAGGTGTACGCACCAAAGGTAGCAGGAATAAGGTTGGCTTACAGGAAGCATACGAAGATAGAAGTCACAAAGGCTTTAACTGGAATAACCTAATGCTACAACGTTGGGTTGATCATAATGGTGATGAACATCGTGTATTAGATGACTATGAGCGTAATCGTGTGTTGGTAGACTTAACTGCACAACCGGATGCAGTAAAAGTAAAAATTAATGAAACAATTAAAACAATGGCTGTACCAAAAACTGTAAGTATGGTAGGTGCTAAGTTTCTTAAGTTTTGTGGCAAGTACGAACTTAACAGGTTAAGCGAACATGCTACCAGTTTCAGCGACTTTTTAAGTGCGGAGTATCAATGACATTTAGACAATGGCTTCACGAGATGTGGTTAGAAAACTGCGAAGAGCGTGGTGCTTGGCACATGGACACACATACAGTTCAACAATATTTTCAACAGTACAAATGGTGGTTACGTAGAGAGTATAGATATCAACAAGGACAACAACAATGACAGTGTTTGCAAAACCAGTATTAAAAAATAAATTTTGGATAGTAGAAAACCAAGGCGAAAAAGTTGCCACTATTCAAATGGTGGACGATGGTAGTGTAGTTTATGTAAGTTCGACAGAACGTAAGAAGTACGCCAGCATTAAACTATTGAGTAAAGATTACAACATCGTATTTGACAAAGAAAATAAAAAATCCAAAGACGTAAAAACAGAACATGAACTATACGGGTATCCTGTTAACGGTAAACCGTGGAATAGTTTGTACGATATAAAACATCAATTTCCAATTTATACCAAGACCAGCAAAAGTAAAAGTTACTATTGTGCAGGTCATTATATTATTAAATTTAATAATGGCTGGGTCAAAAGTTTTTGTCCTAAGTTTATTACACTTAATAGGTATGAGTATCAAGGACCTTTTAAAACAAAACTGGAAATGCAGGAACAGTTAAGGTTAGCAAATGGAAAGTAACTTGCCATTACACATTAAAAAGTTTAACGACAAAGTTAAACTGATGAACCAAACTAACAAACAAAATTTAACATTGAATGCCAATGAAGCACGTAGTTTGCATAATGAAATTTACGAACTACTTGCTTATTGCACCAAACTAAGCAAAACTGTAATGGATAGTGGAGAAACTAGTACCAATGTGCGTATGGACGGTGGCAATTGGTAAAAACTACGCACATTTAAAGATAAATAATATACTAGAGAACTTCAATGAGTAGACCCAAACCTAATGTACTAA